CTGCTCTTCGGCATCTGCCGACAGGCCGAGCACATGATGAAGAGCCTGTTCAACAACATCCGCGACACCGATCGCTACGGCGTCCTCGTGCTGCCGCAGGGCTCGATGAATGAGCGGACCATCCTCAAGGACGTGGGCCGTGGCCTCCGAGTCATGAGCTACACCCCGGATCCGCTGAACGAGAACTTCAAGCCGTTTCCCATTCAGCCGTGGAACGCGGGCGATGCCCCCGGCAAGGTGGCCCAGTTCGCACGCGACGTGATGCAGCAGATCAGCCCGGTGCAGGATCTGCTCCAAGAGAAGGGTCGCGTGGACAGTGCCCCCGGCCTGCAGTTCCTTGACGAGCAGATCACCAAGGCCATGACCAATCCTTCGATTGGCATTCAGCGAGCCTTTGGCAACATGTACCGCTCGATGACGGCTCAGGCTGTGGCTGAGATTGTGCAGTACCCCCGCACCATCCCCGTCAACAACGTGACGCTTGACTTGGCGGGTGCCGTGCTGGATATCGAGAAGTCGCAGGTCTCTTTCGACCGAAACCCCCTGCCTCAGGTGGGCTACCTCACCTTCGGCGTGAAGCAGGTCAACCCCCGCAGCGAAGTGGCCCGGAAGGAAGAGGCCATGGGCCTTCTCAAGACCGGACTCACCGACCCCCTTGGCCTGAAGATCTTTGCCCTGAAGGAGGGCATCGACTTTGCCATGTGGATGGAGGAGGAGCGCGGGGCCTACGAAACCATCATCCAGAACATCCTCCTGCTCTACGGCAATGGAGAGGAGCCCGGTCAGGTTGTCTTGACCCAGCACCTTCTTCGGCCCGACCTGCAGATGCGGGTCCTGAGTGCCTTCATGACCGGACCCGTCATGAGTGCCGCCAGCACCGAGGTCAAGGATGAATTCCGAAAGTTCAGGGATGCAATGCTGCGATTCATGGGCCAGACCCTCCCGCAGCAGATCCCGACTCCTGAGGAGGCCGCCGCCATGGGCATGCAGCCTCAGCAGGCACCACCCATGCCCATGATGCAAGGAATGATGCCCAATGGCTGACGAGACCGCACCCGAAGCACCGCAGACCGAGACCCCCGAAACCACCACCCCCGCCACTCCCGCTTTCAATCTTGACGCCACCGTTCGCGTGGGGGGACAGGACGTGCCCATCCGTGAACTGGTTGAGGCCAAGGAAAACCTTGAGTTCCTGCGGCAGGACTACAGCAAGCTGGTGGCATTTCGTGATGCCACTTCCAAGGTCATGCGTCCCGACATCGACCCGTCCGTGAAGGAACAGGCTGCCCGCCAGCTCCTCGTGGACATGGGTTACCGTGGCGATGAAGTGGATCAGTACGTTCAGGATTGGATGCAGGCCCAGAACGGCCAAGGAGAGAACATGGTTGATGAAGCACCGGAACAGGACGGGGGGGACGACGACAGCGCGGAGCAGGTGGCTGAGGCCATTATGCGAGCCCAGCAGGAAGCCCGTCAGGCATCCGAACAGCTCAACCGCATGCGTGCGGAGCAGCTGAACAGCCGGATGAACACCCAGATCATGATGGGTCTTGACATGGATTCTGATGCCCGTACGATGTTGAGCAAGCTCGAGGAGATCAACGGAAAGGAAGCTTCCTCTTCCGCCCGAGCCGCGTTTGAGAGGGACATTCGACAGCAGACGCTGGAGAACCTCAAGAACCGGCGACAGGCTGCAGGGACTTTCGAAGAAGCGTGGGTTTCCGAAGAGGCAGCCAAGGCGACGAAAGAAGTCTTGGCGAAGTACCGCTCGGTAATCGGCGACCCCAACCGACTGGGTCGGGCGCCGGAAACGGACAGTGGTGCGAGTGCGTTCCTCAGTCAGAAGCCAGTCTCGGCTCCTCGTTGGAAGCCGGGAATCTCGAATGGCGACATGGAGACTGCTATTGACGCATTCAACAAGGATGCGCTTAGCCGTCTGGCCGCCGGTCTGGATACGGGTTCTGACGGCAAGGTTTGACTTCACCCCCGTTTACAAAGGAAACTGAACAATGGCATTTGCACCGACTGGAAGTCTTTTTGATCGGCATCAGCAGCAGATCGAAGAGATCATCAACAAGAACGTCGACACGCTGCTTCCGACCCTCGATCCGGCTTGGCGCGACACCGTCGTGACCTCGCAGGGCGTGGGCCCGGCCTCGGCTATCGGTCGTGACATGAAGATTCTGAAGCTCTACCGCGGCGGTCTGACCGGCGTGATTGAGCAGGCCAAGAACCCGGCGTACGACGATTTCGTCCTGTACGGCGACAGCACCACCCAGATCAACGCCAAGCTGTACCTGCAGTCGGCGTCGAAGGTGTGGCCTGACGCTCTGCAGGGTCCGGCCGTCAACAGCTACCGTCTGGGTATCGGCATGCGCGCCATGCTGACCAACCTGGCCGTGACCATGGGCGAGATGCAGGCGGAGGCTACTCCGGCCTTCATCGGCGACGTGATTGCTCCGAAGCTCAAGGGCTTCGCGCAGAACCTGTCGCACACCCTGTGCAACTACTGGTACATGAGCCAGAATGACGGCTACCGTCTGTGTGCGGTGGCTGACAAGAGCTCGGTCTCTGGTAGCGGCCCGTGGAGCGTGACCTTCCGTCCGGACAACTACGCGATTGACCGGTTCTACGTCGGTCAGCGCGTGGACATTATCACCAGCGGTTCGACTGCTCGTCGCAACGGTGGTGATACGTCTAGCTGGTCTACGGGTGGTACTCGCGTCAACCTCTTTGTGTCGGCCGTGGACGAGCTCAAGGGCTACGTCACCGTGACCAGCACCGAGTGGAACTTTGCTGGTAACACCGTTAGCAGCAAGGTCACCGGCACGATTGCCAACGGCGACCTGGTGGTCTACGCCAACAGCAACAGCTCGGCGTACGACGGTAGCACGGCCAACACCTTCACCGGCATCGCTGGCATCAACAGCTGGCTCAAGTTCGGTGACAGCAACGGTTCGACCTACAATGCTGCCAACACGCTGCTGGGTGCCGAGTACGACTCGAGCAACTACATCAACGTGAACGTGCATCCTGAGTTCAAGTCCTTCGCGGTCAGCAGCGTTGGTACCCTGACTGAGCACAAGCTCCGTCAGTACATCCGCCGCTTCCACGCTGCGAAGAACAAGTACGGCCAGACGATCGACTGCCTCATCGCCAGCGATGGCGTGTGGCTGAGCTACGAGGCTCAGAAGATCGGCCAGTACACCCTTGAGCGTCAGGGCAAGCTGTCGAACGTGAACAACGAAGGCTCCGATCAGGGCTTCAAGTTCACCTTCGAGGGTCGCACGTACAACGGCTACACCTCGACCTACATCGAGGACGGCGTTGTGTACGGCATCAAGAAGGGCGGTTCCAACTGGAAGCGCTACGTCCCGCCCGATCCCAAGGGCGTGCAGAAGTTCAGTGAGGCCGACAGCTTTATCCCCTTTAGCTTCGTGGTCCCGGCTCTCACCGGCACTGCGTCGACGAAGTGGCCGATTCTGTCGAATGGCCAGCTGACTGAGGCCATGCAGATGCCGGGCATGCTGCGCATGCAGCTCGTGCCCGATCAGGCTTCTGGCATGAAGCTCAGCGGCGTCACGACCGATCGCGTCTGGTCTTCGACCTGACGTAAGGGTCTCCTGTTAGGGGCTTGCGGTGCCCCTGGCGTCTCGCGGGGGGTGGGCTTCGGCCCACCCCCCAGAGACGACGCTAACCGCATAAGAGATGCCAACAAGAATCGCCGCAATCTCCTGTACCCACTCTCCGTTCACGCCGCCCGATGTCCACCATTGGCTGCTGGAAACCCTGTCCAACCTGGATGGGGTTTCTCATTTTGTGCACCTTGGCGACATCTTCGAAGCTTCCGCCGCCTCCGTCCACCCGGACGAACACGAGCACACCCTGCTCGATGAGTACCGGCATGCGGCAGCCTTCCTCAAGTCCATTCGTTCCGTCCTACCCAAGAAGACCAACTACCACGCCATCATGGGCAACCACGACGACAACCTGCGATCTCAAGACCCCCGCCGTATCCCCAAGGCCCTGCGCGACGTGACCGACTTCATGCGCACCGAACCCTTCTCCTACGAAGCCAAGTTCTGGCACTGGACCCCCTACCGCAAGGACAAGAAGGGGTGCCTCGAGATCGGCCCCGTCGTTCTGACTCACGGCTTCGACGTTGGCCAGAACTCCGATGAACTTGAGGCCCTGCAGTTTATGAACATGACCGGTGGAGCCGCCCACCGCCTGTTCGTCCGCGGCCATACCCACCGTCCTGTGCCCCCCACGCAGTGCCGACGTACCCGTTCCATTCCCCTCCCGTACTGGTACATGAACGCCGGTACCTGCGGCCCACTCTCTCCCTCGTGGATGGCCCGCCGCGACACCTCTCAGTGGGGGGCTGCCATTGCCGTGATCGACCTAGTCCGTGACCCCTCTCACCGGAATCGAGGACGCCAATGGGAAGCACGATTGATTCCAATGGACGGCTGATCTACCGGGTCAAGATCAATGGCCGCACGTGGCGGGTAGCCCTTGCCCCCCCACGAAGTATGGGGACAGATTGGGGCCGATGCTGGGACAAGGAAAAACCTGGTCGCCACCCCCTCATTGAAATTCGCCGTTCCCTTGGTGATCGCAACCTTCTGGAGACCACCATCCACGAAGTCCTCCATGCAGCCCGCCCTGAACTAGACGAACCCGCTGTGGACGCTACCGCCCTCTCCATTGCCCGGGCTCTTTACCAGATGGGATGGCGACGTAAACTAGACTGACCATGGCGACCTCCAACGACAGCGGCGAATACGAAGCGGTGTCCGACAACCCCCTCAATGCCCTCATGCCAAAGAGTGGGGGGACCTCCAAGGGGTACGGTGGGGCCAAGCCCTTCATTGCCAAGATCATGGAGTGCCAGCAGTCTCTCGCCGTCCTCCACTGGAAGACCGAGTCCTTTGCCGAGCACAAGGCCCTTGGTGAGGCCTACGAGAAGCTGGCCGACCTGCTGGACGGATTCGTGGAATCCCTGATTTCCGTGAAGGGCCGTGCCGTCCTCAACGGCATCACCACCCTGTCTATCATGAACGATGTGAAGTCCGTGCTGGCGGCCGTTGAGAACGTACTCCGCAAGGACATCCCCTCCGCTGTGGGCGAGAAGGAAACCTCGCTCCTGAACCTCCGCGACGAGATGCTGGATCTCGTGCAGCACACCCGTTACCTCCTTACCCTGAGCTGACCCATGCCTACCCCCAAGAAGTTCCTTAGCAAAGCCCAGCGCCAACTCTCAACTGGCTACAAGCAGTATGAGCGTGGATTCTTCAAGACACCTTCGTCAATGCGTGAGAAGGCTCCAGATCCTCCAAGTGCCCTTTTCTCCAAGGGCGACACTGGCCGTGGACTGACTGCCCCGTCGTCGCAGGTGAAGAAGACCAAGATGTCGCCCCGTAAGCTGGGCAAGATGGGTGCTGCCATCAACACCGGCATGACCCCCCAGCGCGACGCAATCTTGAAGGCTATCCAGCGGCTTCCCATGTCACAGCAGCGAAAGATCTACAAGGCCCTTGAAGGCTACGCCACGGACTAACCCATGCCCACCCCCAAGCGCACACCTCCATCGTCGGACGTGCAGGCGGTTCTCTCAATCTTCAGTAGACGCCAAAGCCCTAAAATCAGACAAGCTTCG